CTATAACCTACTATAATCTCCTATAACCTACTATAACCTACTATGATTTTCCGTAATTACCGTTATCTGATAATATTTCTTTCTTTTCCTTTTTAGAATTATAATACTTCTTAGAGTATTCTGCATTTTTCTTTTTTGTTTGTTCATCATGCTTATGAGTTTCGCGCCATTTCTTTCTGTATTCCTTATATTTATCTTTATTAGCTAGTCTGTAAGCTTTCATATACTCTGATTTATCTTCCATCTCTTATTATTATCTACTTAGATTATTATCTACTTAGAATATATTCTAGAATATTTAAGTTCATTAAAATGTAAAAAAGGGAAAATAATAATAATATTATGTCTAGGCCTTGAGCTTACGGGAAATACGGTCAAGAGCCATAGAGCCTAATTTTTCAACAGCAGGCGCAAGAACTTGGGATTTTAGCATAGGTAGGGCGGAAGATGCCATAGATTTGAGATCACCTAGAAGACCACCACCAACATAACGGGCTAAATGTGCCTTTGTAATGGGTTTAGCAACAGCAGACGCACTTAATACATCATTTTTTGTTAAAATGCCAGAAGTATATGCACTAGAAGCACCATTGCTTGTAGCAAGAAGGCCAGAATACATCATGATGAGATTGAGTTGTGGTTGAATTGTTTCTTGTGTATTATTAGTAAAATACACAGTTATCTGAAATTGTGTATTTGCTAATGATCCTGGGGCATAATAATCTTCTAAAATTGGAATTATATCCGAGAAATTCAATACAAGAACAGAACCTGTAGTTGAGATGTAACCGTCCACACCCTGATTGACAATATCAACCTCGTCAGCACCAAAATAAGACATTTGAAGACCACTAAATTGGTCAAAAGACTGTTGAGATCCAGAACGAACAGAAGCCCTGTATAATTGGGTAATATCATAGGTAGTTAGAAGCCCAGAGCGATTGTTAAGTGTAATTTCAACGCGATTAATAGTGCCGTATGCATCCGCAAGACCATTACCAGATACATTAAGGGCAGTCCCAGCGGCAGTGCCTGTAGAAACATATTTTAGTGTATTGTCCACAAATACAAATACTTTATCGGGATAGCTATTTAGTTGAATGGAATTTGAGGTTAAATTAGCGGTTCCACCAGCAACAACGGGTGCACCCTGATATGGTAGTTTATAGTTGGTGTAAACGACCAATGGTGTGCAGGAAACCATTGGAATTAGGTCGCTAGGTTTTGGACTAATAAAACGGCATTCCATATATGAATTTGTATAAGATATATTGGTAAGTTGTTTACGAACCATAGTAGAATCACAAACCCAAGACCAAGCGCGTAGACCCTGAGAATCCTGTTGGCATGTGACATTGATTTGTTGTAATCCAACGAGCCCCACCTGATCAATATGTTCTGAAAAAATGAATGGTGAGCAAAAAACAGGTTCTCGAACAGTTATGGTGACAACAACAGTTTTAGTGGTAGCTCCGTCACCAGATGTATTTCCAGTTATACTATCAATGAAAAAAGAACCTCGAGGAACAATTGCTTTATTACAATTTCCATTATCAAAATTTTGGAATGGAGAATTAAAACGGCTTGTATAGGTGGTTTGTAAATTTCCAATACCATTGCCAGCACTTGGAACATTGGTTCCAGATGCAGTTTGAAATGGAATAGCCTGAGATAGGGTGGCATAGGTATCAAGTTGAGTTGGTGTCGAACCATTCCACCGTTCAAAGAATGATTGGTCAACACTACGAAGAAGCGGATCAAGAACATCGCGAACGGGCATACTCACCGTAGTGTTATTGAGTTGCATATTTATGTTATTGCAAAGTTGATTGAGAATAAATGGTTTTGGAGCATCACACCCATAAAATTCGCCAAGAGAAGACTTCACATGAACAGGAGTTAGATTTACTAGATATTCACCAGCGCCGGGAGTTCCAGCAAAAGTTAGAGAAATAGTGGATCCCCATACAAGATTACGATCTAAGATAGTTGACACACTGGGAATTTGAATTGAATATGTGTGTTGTGAACTTGTAGCAGAGGTTGCAACGAATTTCTGAACATTTACCGATGAGCCAGATCGATAAACAGCATAATCAATGCTATCTGATAAGTCGAGAACAGTATCGCGAACGGCAAAAGGTTTAACTTGTTGAGACATTTGAAAGGTTACTATAAATTATTATTATATTTAATACAGAAAAAAAAAAATAAAAATTAAATTAATTAATTGCTTGGTTATTAAATGATTTCTTTCTTAGTAGAATTAAAATATCAGCACTACCACCAGCATCTAATGTCATGGGGTGAAATGAACCATACTTATCTCTCCAAAAGACTTGAATTGTTAATTGATTTAATGCATTATTCCCTAATAAATCAACGAGCCGATATTCTGACTGTGGAATATAATAAACTTGACTGTTGGTAATTTCAACACCAGAATTAAAGGGGACTATAAAATCGGTTAGAACTTTAACAACACTCTGTTGTTGATATATATTGCTTTGTGTAGAGGGATCAATATTGTTTAAATTAGCAGGAGCACCACTAAATTGAGCTTCGACAGGTATTGTTGAAGACACATAAACAATTGATTGAACAGGTGACCAATTGACAACACTAGAAGATTGTTGGAAATATGGAGAATAATCACCACTTGTAAATGGTGTATTATTAGTATTCAATACATATCGACAATCAATATTCGGATAATTATTATTACCAACATTTGGAGGGTAATAATTAAAAGTAAATGTATTTAGTAAATTATAAAGAGGTTGATTGATAGCTAGATAAAATCTAGTTGTTGAATCAGTGTTTGGAATACCAGTAGGCGCACTATTAGGCCGATTAAGCACTATTTTATTTGCATTAGCATCCCAATTGAAAAATGGCGGATTAGTCCAATTAGCACCAGCAATACTAGATATAAATTCCTCTATTGCATTATTTACCATTGATAAAAAGCTATCAACACTACGAATATAATAATATGGATCATTTAAAACCATTTCTTTGGTGGTAGGAGCATTTAAAATAGATTCTAGGAATGGATTTTTAACTTCTGGGACATATAAAATATTTGATATTGTTCCAGCAGGAATATTCCATTCAGTTCCACCTGAGGTTGTGAATACAACACAAATTTTATATTGTGTTAATCCATTATAAGGGGTATTAGGGGGATATAAAACCATATCAGGAATTAGAACAGGCAGATTGCATTGAATATTCCATCTGATAACACTTAGGTAATAATCATTAGACACATCTAAAATATTGCTTGTCTTAGTCTGGTTAAATATCATTAATTTAGGTTCTGTATTATTGGGTGTATATTCATTAACCATTTGTAAATTCAAATACTCATGTGTTGAATTATCGACCGTATTCGCATGAGGTGAAAGATACTTTAGATTATTTAGTGAAATCATTTTATTATTATATAATTAGAAATGAAAATTATAAAAAAATATGAAATTTATTGAAAATTATTAAAAAATCTTGATTTTTTTGAAATCTGGCTTAGATTATTACCGGTAATAATATGATTTATATTGGGATTTTGTATAAATAAATTTATTTTTATCATTAAAAAGCTATTCTATACTCTAAAACGGTAATAATCTAATTCTATATTACAATTCTAATAAAATCTAATCAAGATTATTAAAATTTTTCAATATAATCTACTATCTTATCCATTTCTTCCTTAAATTCCTTAGCATTATCAATATTAATTATTGGTTTGCATTCTTCTTCATTAAATACTCGCTCGTTTTCTTCCATACAATATTTCTTTAATGCTTCTTCTCGTTCATTGGCTTTCTGTTCTGATAATTCTTGTTGTGTTTCATTCTGTTCCGCTAGATGTAATAATTCCTCTTGTGTTCGTTTATGATTATGCAAGTAAATAATTATATTGGTCTCTAGATTATCAAAAGCCGATTGTATGGAATCTAAATCCGCTTGTATAGATTCCTTGGCCTTAGTTAGTATTTCAACATACTTTGATAACTTCTTTACTTTATCAAGATGGTATCTATGCAAATAAAATGTATGATCACATGCAATCTTTAATTGTGAATAATTGTTAGTGACATCTTTTGTGTCTTCGTAGAGTTCTGTAAATTTATTAGGTTCAACCATTCTAGAATATGTATCTTATAATATAGCTAGATTTATTTTTTTTTAAAATATTCTTTATATTATTTTCGTTTTTATTTTGCAAAATAATAATCTATGTATTTATTAGTAGAGAAAAAATGACAACATTTCAAAATGATTATAGCTATGGTATAGATAAAGAGAATTCTATTCTAGCAACTCTAAATAATTTCTTCAAGAGGGATATTTCCAAGTCACTAGAGAAATTTAGTAATTATGATTTTTCAGATACTAAATATAAGTATGAATTAAAGTCTAGAAGGAATAAATATAATGCCTACCCTACTACACTTATCCCAAAGTTAAAGTGTAAGGCCAACACAATACTTCTATTCAATTTTACTGATGGATTATATTATATTAAATATAACACTGAAAAATTTGAAAAATTCGATAAGAAATATTTTAAAGTAGATAGAGATGATAAAATTGATGTCAATAAAGAATATTATTATGTGCCAATCAATCAATTGAAATTAATAACTAAATATCATGATGAAGAAATTGAATTGGATTTTTAAATACTGATGATTGCAGAGACTATATCATCATAATTGAATCCGGTAATATCTTTTATTGTATTCATCATCTTAATATAATCTGTTAATTGTTGATTATCTCTAGCAATTGTAATAGCTCGTAGAATACAATGACGGCCACAGGTAGCTATATTATGATTTTCTTTCTGGAAGTCCTTAGAGTTATATATTATATCTAAATCTTTATTTTGCTTTTTGTCTTTTGCTAATAAGTCTGTTAGATATGGTTCTAGATCTAATTCTCTTTGTTTTTGTGAATTGACCCAATTAATAGGTGCATCGATATCGTTTCCATAGCTATCAAAATATTCAAATACATTAGGTGCATATTTACTAAGTAATACCCAATGGCCGTAATTGGGTTTTGATTCATATATTATAAATATACTTTCTTTATCTTTTGGCATTAATTGATTAATACTAGAATAATTACCAATTTCACTACTAGACATTATTCTAGCATTTGGAATATATTTTTTAATATCTAAATCTGTTAGTGGTTGTGTTGCTATTTCTCGAACCTCACCTTTATTAAGGCCTGAACCTTCTAATGTAGATAAGTATTTATTAAGGATTCTAAATTGCTTTTTCGCATTAATCTCGGTCATGGGTTTTTTACTAAATCTCTTACCCGTTTCAACATTCTCAACGAAGTATCCCTTACGGTCTTTTATAATTCTAAATGGCATTTTTTATTATATTCTAAGTATATTTTTTTTTAATAGTTTTTTATTAAAAGCTCATACACAATACCTCCACCCAAAAATTGTCTATTTTTAATTCTTTTTATTTTAAAACCTTTATAAAGTTTTCTATAATATGGTATATCATTATGTGATAACAAAAATTTACCTTTAATATTTTTCAATATATCTGCTAATTCTTTGTGATCTATATTTCCAGTTTCGTAATCTTCTGATAATGTTTCAAAATATGGTGGATCTAAATAAAAAAAAGTATTTGGAGAATCATATTTTTGAATTGTATTTTTATAATCTGCTTTTTCTATTTTAATAGACTTTAATTTATCTTTTATTTTTTCAATATTTCTTTTTAATTCCTTTCCTTTCACTTTATTTGCTATATAATTAATGCCCCTTGTGTCAAAAGAATTAAAACGTAAATATAAATACTCATATAATCTATCAGATGGATTTTTATTTTTTCCAAATTCTTTTTTAATCTTATTAAATTTAGATTTATTACCTCTAAAATTATAATTTTTAATTGTATCAACACTTACTCTTTTCAAATCTTTGAATGCATTTATTATATTCATATCACTATCAGCCCCAATCATAATATTAACATCTGGCGCATTAAGCATAATATTACCTGAACCGATAAATGGTTCAACGTAAATATTATATGTTTCTACAGATGGAAATTCTTTTAATATCTTTTTTCTTAAAAACTTTTTACCACCTACTCTACTGAATGGCGCATTTAATAGTTTTTGACTCATTTTATAATTATAATATATTTATTTTATTGGTTATATCTCTACAAATGAATTTGCCTAAATATGGCTTACAGTATTTAAGAATATTTTTATAATACACATCTTCACTAGTCATAACCCCCTTATATCTATTCTTTAACAGATATTCAATATATGATAGAACAGATATAGATATTTGCATTTGAGTGCAATTACTATGGCAATTTTGACCCAATTTAGCCATTGTTTGGTTATTAGTCAATACAGAACCACACCAATAAATACGGCCATCATTAAAAAATACACAAGCTCCCAAACTGTCGAATGAATCTTTATTAATAACGTCATTCTGGTAAATAGCTATATTATTTTGTGGTTCTTTATAATTATTCTTTTTCATTAGTTCTAAACATTGTTGTGAAATAGGGCAACTGTCATAAACATAACTAATAATAGGAACATAATTTTTAGTTGAAAATAATTCACTCATGCTAACAACTTCATTATGAGTTATCATTCTTCCCTTTATCTGTTCTACTCTGTTATCTGGTGTTATAATATACGATTTAGTGAAGCAGTCCATTGATTTCTTATCTGGGTTTATATACATTAAAGGATTATATTTAGATTGCTTATATTCTGGCGATGGTGGAACGGGTGACGATATGAAAGATGGTGATAATGCTTCAGAAATATATCCTGCCGGCGACCAAGTATTATATATATAGTTTGGTTTAGCTTTGTAATGTGTTTCTTGTGTGTCTTTCTCTGCACAATGTATCATATGAACGCAACGAGATGCAACATATGACCAATTATTCTTCCTAATATGTTTCAATAATTCTGGTTTATGATCTTCGCAATATTTATGAATTGCCATCATTGTAAGATTACTAATGAGACCGGGATTTGCTCCAGTGCTTTCAAAGATAGATATATTCGACTTTACTTTTTTCAATGATTTTTCAAGTTTAATATTCTGATAGTATAACGTTTCTTTCTCTGGATTCTTTATTTGTTCTTTTTTGTATTCCTCAATACTAGTATTAATATAAAGACAATTATTCTTTCTAGCTATTTCAATAATACGTATCGAATCAGTATTAACTGTTAAGTCAATACAAAGGGTTTTATTATCCATTAATGGCTCTAATAATTGATTCATGTTCTTATCTGTTATCAGAGTTCTAATATGTTGTAATTGTGGTATTATTTCAATAATGTAATTAGGTATTTCTTCAGGACATATACAAATGATTTGTGGTGTCTTTAATAATTTATGATGTTTATGATTCATTAATTCAAATAGGGAACGTTGAACTGTTCCCATACCAAGCAATAATAGTTTATCTATCATCATTTTATAAGAATATTTTATTTTAAAATTAATTTGTTTAATTATATTAATATATACTTATAAATTATTAGACAATGGATGACAACGCCTATAACCGCAATATTGCAAATATGGTTAAAGCCATTAATGCTAGATATGTGAGTGATGCTGAAAGTAAAAGACAACTCATTAAAGATATGCCTATTACAGGAAACACACTAGGCGGTAGACGAATGCGTATGCATAAAGGAGGTGAAATGATGGGATCAGGATTTTGGGACGATTTCGGTAGTGGCTTTGTCAAAGGATTTACTGCTCCTTTTCAAGTTGTTAACAAACTTGTTGGTGGTAAGAAAGGCCGTAAAATGGCTGGTGCTATTTCTACTGGTGGCATTTCTACTGGTGGCATTTCTACTGGTGGCGGTTTTCTAGACGATATTGTTAGTGGTATTGGATCTGCTGTAAAACTAGCCCCTTTACTAGGTTTAGGAAAATCGAAAGGCCGTCCCCGTAAAATGGCTGGTGCTATTTCTACTGGTGGCATTTCTACTGGTGGCCGTCGTCATAAGATGACTAAGGAAGGTGCCGGATTTTTTGACGATGTATTAGGTATCGCTAGCAAAGTTGCGCCACTAGCGTTAGCACTAGGAAAGCCTAAACGAGGCCGTCGTAAAATGGGTGGCACTGCCTTAGATAATAGAGATGCTGATTTTGAAACACCAATTGCAATTGGTGATATTCCTGTTGGTGGTCGTCGTCATAAAATGGCTGGTGCTATTTCTACTGGTGGTCGCCGTAAAATGGCTGGTATTTCCACTGGTGGTCTATCTCGTAAATTATTAGGTGCCCGCGCTGTTGGTTCTGGTTACAGTGAACTTGAAGGTGCAGGCTTTTTCGACGACGTTTTAGATGGTATTGGAAACGTTAGCAAATTAGTTGATAAGGGTCTTGATATTGGTGATAAACTGGGCTTATTTAAGGGTAAGGGCAAAAAGGGCAAAAAGGGTGGTATTTCAACTGGTGGCAGAATGACTTGCACTGGTGGAAAGCGCGGTGCCTCTAATTGGATTGCTCATGTCAAAGCCTATGCCAAAAAACATAATGTGCCTTATAATCAAGCTTTGAAACAGGCTCGCGCTACTTATAAAGCTTAAATATAGATATTCTAGAATATGTTTTTTAAAATTTTATTGTTATATTATAATAATAATACTAATTACAATGTCTTTATTTAAAGTTATAAACAATGAGGCACTAGATGAAGATAGAATGGCATCTAGAATAGTGAGAAATAGAATAATTGATAATAACAAAGATAACATAGAGAAAACGAAACCAAATGTAAAATTCGATTCTGTAATGCGAAATACATTTAGACAAAATGTAGCTCTTATGGAAAAATATATTTATAAGCTTTTTGGCTATATAGCATCTAGGAATGTTTATAAATATAAGGATACACCAACAGAATTAAATCTAGGAGATTTGACCGCTATTTTAAGTGATATTATCATTACTTATAATAATATATCTATGTATCTGAAAAAAATCAATTATGCTAAATTAATGCCTAATGACAAACAATTAATTGACAATACTCTACAAGGTTTTGTTCCTTTATTAGCACAAATGGAGGATAATTTACAAATACTTGTGCCGGATAGTCTTTTGTTACCAATATCAAACATGAAAAATGATATTTTACTAAAAAATTATGGTATAGTTTCATATTTGAGCACAGGGGATGCAAAATTAGACGCTCAAATATCTAAACAATATAGGGGTATTTTACGCAAACG